CGAATTTGTATTGGTCATCGATGTCGAATTTTGTGGATCCACAGAGTCCCGATTATGAGTGCTTCGAGAAGGTGGTTAAGTTCTTGTTGAAAAATATGATTGTGCGTCTTACGCAGCTGTTGGGTACGATTTGGGGGGCGGTGAAGGGAGGAGTGCCGTCTGGGGCTTTTAATACCTCTCATATGGACTCATGGATTATGGCAATGTACATAATCCTTTTTTGTGTGTGGCAAGTACACACAGCAGCAGTAGAGGATCAAGAAGAGTTAGAGATGGATTTGCTTACTTTGATGGCTTTGATTGTGTATGGTGATGATCATTTGTACCGAAAAGGATTAGGAAAAGGCTCTGTGTATTTTTCTGGAGCTGCTTTTGTGGATTTTATGTGGAAGCACTTTAGGGTTTTGGTGCGTGACATGAAGGATGGTGTTTCTTTTGCTTCTAAAGTTTCTGCTGGTTGGGTTACTCAATATGGTTGTACTTTCCTGAAGCATCAGATGGTAGAAAATCAGGAGAAGTCACCTGGTCAGCCAAGTTTTTTTGCCTTTCCGTGAGTCCCGTGAGTTTGTTATTCGTGCTGTTTGGGGCCGGGTAACAAGGTCAAGAGATGTAGTGGATACGATGTTATCAATAATAGGGCATGCTTATGGAACCTATGCTTCAAATCGTGATGCATATGATAGATTAAAAGTGTTCTACTCTGAGTTGCTCACTTCGGAGAATATTGTTGGTGATTTGGCAGGGGTTATGCGAAATCGTATTACGAATGATGATTTAAAAAAATTTCGTCAGATGGGATTATCGGTGGAAGAAATAGTTTCTGGTTTTCCTGCATGGCAGACTCTTGTTGATAAGAATATCTGGGATGAGAGTTATCAGGATACTACAAGTCGTGTTTTGGAAGAAGAAGGGTTTGAATTAGAAGAATGGTAAGGGTCCGATGTGATGTGAGTAGTCACTAGGATATACCTTGAAAGGAGGTAGATAAGAGCCTTAAAGTCCCCTTTCTTAGTGTAATGC